ATGATCACCTGAAATTCCGGCATCTCCCCGTCAAAGAATATCTGCCGCGCCCGCTCATCCGTGCCGGCATCGCGAAACACGCCCGCCCCGCTCACCTGCGCTGACCGCACCCCCGCACCGGCCAGCAATTCGCGCCAGCCCCCGGCACTTTCAAGGCTGGTCACATCCACCGTTTCCGCATTGAAACTGATCCGCGTCGCGCGCAGCCCCGCCACGGTTTCAAACAGCCCGTCCCCCGTCAGATCGACCTTCAAGAGCAAATCCTTGCCACTCTGTACCGCCATCACACTCTCCTAGAATTCCACCCGAACTCGAAACCGCAGGTCGATGCGCCGCACCGCCCCATCCTCCAGCCGCCGCGCCGCCGCGCGCACAAACTCCACCGCCACCACGCGCCCCACGGCGGCAGGCAAGGCCACCCCCTCCATCGCCGCGCACACCGCCACCGCCGCCGCCTTGGCCGCCAGAAAGCCGCTCGCATCGCTCAAGACACTGATCTCCAGCCGATGCTCCGCCCCCGCCCCGGTCTTGTCCGATGCATCCCGCGCCTCCTCCGGCCCGATCAGCACAAAGGTGCCAACCCCGCCCCCGGGCGGCACGGCATCCAGAACCGGCACCCCCGCCAAATCGGGATGCGCCGTCAGCGCGGCGAAAACCGCCGCCTGCAAGGCCGCCGCTGCCTGATAACTCATGCAAACACCTCCTCGGCCGCGCAGATCAGATACCGCCCCGTGCCATCCCGCTCGGCCACCGCCCCGATCAGGAACAGCCGCGCCCCCTCACGGAACCGCTGCCCCGCCTTGGGGCGCAGCGCATGCGCCTGCGGCACCCCCCGCACCGTGATCCGCAGGGGCAGCGTCACCGCCGCCGCCTCCATGGCACCAACCATCCGCGCGTTACCGGGCCGCACCTCGGCCCAGATCGTGCCAACCGCCTGCCAGCCCTCGGCAAAGCCGCCCGCGCCATCCGCCACCCGTAGCGGCACCTCCAGCACCAGCGCACGGTCCAGCCGCACCCGGCTCATGCGCCACCCCCGCCCAGCACGCGCACGATGCGCCACCGCTCGATCAACGTCTGCACCGCCAGCGGCAACCCGCCCGCCCGGTCCCCCGCATCATGCCGCGCCTCATAGAACTCTGCCGCCAGCAGCATCACCGCCTGCGCCAGATCGGGCGGCACATCCACCCATACCGCGCCAAAGCCCGCGTCAAAGGTGATTTCCACCCCGCCACCCGTGGGAACCATGGGCAAAGCCCCGCCCACGGCCATCAGCTTCGGGCGATGGGTATCCGCCACCAGCCGGAACCGCGCAGGCTCCAGCACCGCCCGCACCCCATCCGCGCCGATCAGCGCCACCTCCACCAGCGCCGCCACGGGTGCCACAGGCAAGGCCTGCACACCATCGCCCCGCCAAGCCTCCAGCCAAAGCCGGAACCGCCGCAGTATCAGCGCCTTGCCAATCCGCCCCTCCACCGCAGCCATGGCCGCGCGCAGATGGCTCTCCAACAAACCCGCCTGCAACGGCGCGCCTTCAAACGCCGTCCCCAGCCGCAGATGATCGGCCAGCGCCGCCACCGGCAGCACCGCACCCGGCACCGCCCCCAGTTCTTCCAGCCGCATCCCAGCCTCCACCACCAAACCCGACCGGCCCCGCATCACCGGGGCCGGTCCACACCGCATCAGGAAAGTGTCAGGACACCGCGAACCGCAGCAGCTTGATCGCGGCGAAATCCGTCACCTCGCCGCCCACGCGCTTGCTGGCATAGAACAGGACATGCGGCTTGGCGCTGAACGGGTCGCGCAGGATACGCAGGTCCGGGCGCTCCGCGATGGTGTATCCGGCGCGGAAATCGCCAAAGGCGATGGCATGCGCCCCCGCCGCAATATCCGGCATATCCTCGCAGATCAGCACCGCATAGCCCATCAGCCGCGCAGGCTCCCCGGCGGCAAGCCCGTCCGACCATAGGAAACGCCCATCCGCATCCTTCATCTTCCGCACGGCCCCCGCCGTCTTGGAATTCATCACAAAGGTCGCGTTGGCCCGGTATTCCGCCCCCAGCGCATAGACCAGATTGATGATGCAATCCGCCGGGTTCGTCGCCGCGAAATCCGACGCCGCCCCCGATGCGACATAGCCAAGGCTGCCCCAAGCCCAACTCGCCTGCGCCACCTTCGGCGGCGTCAGAAACCCCTTCGGCTTGTCCACCCCATCGCCAGAAACGAAGGCCGCCGATTCCGCCCGCAGGAACCGCGTGGCGATCTTGCCAGCAAGCCAGCCCTCCACATCAAACGCGCTGTCATCCAGCAACCGCTGGCTCGCCTTCGGCATGGCCGACAACTCATGCAACCGGATAGAGATCCGCTCCAGCAACGGCGTCCCCGTCTCTGCCTGCGCCGCCGCCTCCGTGGCCCAACCCGATCCTACTTCCGACCGGTCGATCAGCACGTCAAACGACGCCGCCTCCACCTGCACCACCTGCGCAATGGCCCGAATAGAGGAGGTCGACACCAGCATCGACCGGATCGCATCCGCCGTCTGCGGATCGACAAGATAGCCGCCATCCGCCGCCACGGCAGAATTCAGCGCCTTGCCTTCCAGCGCCAGCCCGCGCAGCGCATCATCATCGCCCGTCCGCAAATAGGCGTTGAACGCCTTGCGGTGCGGCACACCCAGTTCCGCCGCCGCCGACAAAGGCGGTCGGCCATAGCCTGTCATTTTCCGATCCAGCATCGTCACACGCGCATCCTGTTGTTTCACCAAAGCCTTCACTTCCCCCTGAAACGCGCTGACTTCGCTTACAAAATCTGTCAGCGCCGCCTTCACGTCCAAAACCGCTTCCATCCCGCGCGGGGTGTCATCCCCGGCGGCCATTGCCTTTGCTTCCATGTCCTTATCCCTCGCTCAAACCCGCGCGATCACCGCGCCGCCAACCCGTCCCGCGCTGCGCGCAGCACCTGCGCCAACTCCCCCAGAACCCCATCCGCCGCCTTCACCGATGCCCGCGCCTCGGCCAGCATGGGGAATGTCACCAAGGACACCTCCCACAACTCCACCTCGGCCAGCCTGCGCCGACCCTTTGCATCACGTTCCGCGCGCAAGGTTCTGTAACCAATCGACAATCCGTCAATCGCCTCCGCCGCCAGAAGCGCCGCCGCCTCGCGCCCTTGCGCCAGATCAGTCAGCAGATGGCCCTTCACCCACAGCCCATGCCCATCCTCGCGCACCTCATCCCAAACCCCGATGGGCTGGCCCGGGTCATGCTGCCACAGCATCTTGACCCGCCGCCCGCCCGCCGCCAGCCGCGCCAGACTGGCCGCATAGGCCCCGCGCAACACCACATCGCCGCCCTGATCCGCCACGCCAAAGATCGACGCATAGCCCTCAATCTGCGCACCCGCGACCACAAGCCCCGCCGCGCTGCGCGTGAATTTCCGTTCCAGTTCCATCGCTTGCCTCACCCAGCTAAAGCCGCCATCACCACCGCCTCGGCCCCCTGCGCCAACAGGAACCCCGCCACGCTGAACACCATCAGCCAGATGCGCCGCTCCAACCGCTCCAGCGACCCTTCGATATGCGCCAGCCGGTAATCCAGCGCCGACCAGCGCTCCTCGGCCACCCGCTCATTCGCCTCGATCCGCGCCGTGGCGGCATCGAAGCTATCGAACAGAAACCGCGACCCGCCGCCCACCCGCGCGGTCATTCCCCCTCCGCCAGCGGCGGCAGGCCAAGCGCCCGGCGCTTCTCCGCCGCGCTCAGGAAATCCGCCGCCGCGACCCGCGCCCAGGCCGCATCCCGCTCTCCGGCCAGCGCGGGGATCAGGTCCAGATCGGGCCGCATCTCCACCGCCTCGCCCGAAAACCCGCCCAACCAATGCGACAGCGCCGCCAACACCCGCGCCGCCAGCGGCAACACGGTCAGCCGGTAGAACGCCCTGTTCGCCTCGGCATAATTGGCATAGGTCGCATCACCGGGTACGCCCAACAGCATCGGCGGCACGCCAAAGGCCGTGGCAATCTCGCGCGCCGCCGCCTCCTTGGTGCGCTGGAACTCCATGTCGCTGGGCGAAAACCCCATCGGTTTCCAGTCCAGCCCGCCTTCCAGCAGCATCGGCCGCCCCGCATTGCGCGCGCCCTGATGGTGGCTTTCCATCTCGCTCACCAGCCGGTCATATTGATCGGCGCTCAGCATGGATTGCCCATCCGCACCCTTATAGACAATCGCCCCCGAAGGCCGCGCCGCATTGTCCAGCAGCGCCTTCGACCATGCGCTGGCGCTGTTATGCACATCAATCGCCACCGCCGCCGCCTGAAGGGGCGAAAACCCGTAATGGTCATCCTGCGGGTGGAAACTGCGGATATGGCAGATCGGCGCGACCCCCGCCGTCATGTCAAACCGATGCGTCCGCCCGCCCACCGTATAGTCAAAGGCCACAGGCCAGCCATCCGCC